GTTTCCCAGTCACGATCGGTCAATATTTAATACCTGCGCTTTTAGCTCTGCTCTCGATGTGTTTTAACAACCTGACGCCGCCGACTCCTGACCTATGATCAGGGTTGACCCACCACGCCACCTCAACGCCAGTAGGGACAAGTGCATTGCCTAAAAGCCCACCTTTTAGCCCACAAGCAAAGCCACAAACTTCGTTATCCACCACCAAAACAGACATAAGACATTGGTCAATACACATTTTCGCCATTTCTTCGACAGAATCCGGGCAAAATTCCTCTTCATAAACTGTGTTAGACCAGAACTCTTCGGCCATCCCGACAATTGCGCATAAATCGTCATAATTGCCATCTCTAACCATTGCCGGCAACCGTCATAAAGCAGACCAGCACCAACCGCCCATCCTGGTTCGTCGAGCCAAACCCTAATGGTGGCTCAGGGCGGTGCATTCTAGCAGCATCAAAAATAAACGCTCTATTTGAGCGCATTTCTATCATTTCGTCGACAACCCATTTGTCCGCAATATTCGTATCACGAGCCCACACATTTTGCTGATGATCGCTTTGAGGACCGTAAGGCATCCCCTCGTCAACGTGGGAAACAAACGACGTCCCACCGCTCACGTCATCGGGACGATTCAAGAAAACAATAATCCCGTGCGTTCCCATCGCCAAATCGTTGTGCGCTTGGTGCGGCGGCGAAACCCCATCAAGGGATAGTCGGAAAAAAGCATCTGCGGACGCAATCTTCCCAGGCAAGTGCCTACCTGCTTTGTACAACAGTTCGCCCAGCACTCCCGGCGGAACCACTCGATTAATCCCAGGGTAAACAACATTGTCTACCGGGTTAACGACATCCTCATATTCAATCAGATCACAATAACGCCGAATGAACTCATAGTCATCAAAAAAATTGTCTACAATCACAGCAGCAACCATCCTGTATCCCCGTCGCCTGTCGCTTTGTAATAGACGTCTGAGCCATCAACATACCAACGCGGAGAACTCGAAGCCACAACCCCCTCCGGGGAGCCGGTGCCGGTCAGCGGAGCTAAATTGTTGATTGCTGTTGTCACTGATTCTAAAAACTCCTGTAACACCTGGGTCGCTTCGCCAGATTCAATAATTATACCCGCCCACGTTGGTGATATTAATTCAGCCAATATCAGCCTCCACTTTAATTATTACCGCCTTATTTGGCGCAGCGATTTCAAACCTTAGAACTCTCGACCTGGGGAACCTTCCACCTCTGTTCCAAATTGGGCGGCGCTTGAACTCGCCAATTTTTCCCAGCGACCTAGATCGATCACCGATAAAAGTTTTCCCGCCATCATCAGACCAGGAGTAGGTTATTTGCGGATCAAGCCCACCTGTTCCGGTTACCGGCACGCCCAGCGCGGTTGAGCCGGTTTCAACCGTTATGTCAGACGACAGTCCAACACCAGCCTCAACAACAGCCTCGACGCTAGCGACAAATACCGGCTCCCCTTGATCGTCGAAAGGTTTCGACGTTACAAACCGGCGAATCAATCTCCCATATTCAAGGTAAACGTCTTTATCCAAGTAGCCAATTTTCCCAGACTGTAAATCTCCAACAAAAATTCGACCATACGCCTGAACAGCATTAGCAGCCCTGCATTGCGTTAAGCTACTACCCTTGATTGATTGTCTCTCATGCCATCGCCTGTTTATTGCATCAAAAACAAAAGTTGTTGTTGGTAATGTTATGCCGTAAAAAAACGCACCCGACTCTGAATATGACCAAGAAAAGATCTCTTCAGCGTTGCTTTCCGAGAGGTCAGATAGCGCCTTATCTATCGCGGTTGTTGATATTTTTTGCTTCGACGTCCCCGCAATTGTCCAAACGGCAGGCGATTCGTTTTTCCCGGCACCAACAAAAGTCAACGAGCCCGCAAAAACCTCTATGCTTTTTGGCGCAACAATCCCGACATCAAGAACGGCCCCTGGGATTCTCTGGAAGGGCGCTGGTGATCTGCCTATATTGCGCTGCACCTCAACCGTTTCCGAACCCAAAATATAAAGCTGATTCCGCAGAACCCCCTGCGCGCGGATTTGGTCTGGATCAGCCTCCGCCGTCGAAAAATCCAACGGGTCGTATGCTGCGCCAGAAGGCGATCCTCGCGCATCACCGAGAGGAGAATTGAAAAACTTTTTACCGTTTGATTTATGGAACGAAAAAAACGAATCAATGTAGACAACGGATTCAGCCGGCCCATCAAAATTAACGTCGGTGACCGTCGTTAGCGTCGAACCTTGCAAAACATACGTTACCCCAGCGGTCGAGCCAGGCGGGACAACAATACAAAGCTGAGTGCCGTTGTCCGCCATCCATACACGCTCAACGCCAGCAATAGTACCCATCGAAACAGGCGTAAACACCTCGTCGCCTGAAACAACACTGAAATCCAACCTGTACAGCGTGCCACCAATCACGAAATACGGCTTTCCGTCCATTTCATGAGAGCCGCGAACAACATCAGTTGTGCTAACCGACGCAGCTTCGACAACCCCAGGAGTGGGGAACAAATTGTCTTGCGTTACCGTGTCAGATTGAGGAAGATTTGGGTAAAAATTAACACACCGCTGATTAGATAGCGGCAACGACTCAGAGACGTAAAACCCGTTACTGATCGGCAGCGTTATTTTCACTACCGCACCCTAAGAACTGCATTAGAAACAAGCACATCAACGGTGTCTGTATCGTTCGCGACAAATACCTCAATATAATCATCCTTGACAATATCAAGGGACCAAATTGTTGACACGGCCCCCGGGTTGCCCGCATCGGTTCGCCGCACGATCTTAGTTTCGTTGACAACAGTGCCGTTTTTCGCAATGTAAATTGCAATATCTTTGTTTATTCCTGATGCCGGCTCAAGGGAACAGGAAACACCAACTTCAATGTTACCGTCCCTTTCGGATAAATATTTCGCTCGCCCGCCGACAGTGCAATCAAAATGGGACTCGGCTTGAACTACCCACGTGCCCGCAACCAGCACCGGAGTAGACGCCACAGAAATGGTTGTCGCTAGAGCGTTATTGGTAAGAGACAAAAGCCCTTGTTTTAATGTGTCTTTTATACCTCCGTTGTCCCTGAAAGCCCACCGTGCATCGTCTGTCGTTATCGTATCAAGCGGCGTGGTTGTAAAGCCAAACTCACACCCGGTTATTTCTCCAACACTGTCGGCAACGATATTCCCCCCACCAAAATCGCCCTTTATTCCTGTTTGGCCAGATAATGTGACTTTAGAAATTCTCGCCGCTGTCAATCTTGCTGTGCCCAGATCGATGCAAATTGCCCCTCCAATAATGCTCTGTTCTATTAACAGCGCGTTAATGTTCCCCGCTAGCGCTATCCCCTGAGTCAAGCTTGATGCCAAAAGACCAGAAACTGAAAGCGTATGAACATCTGTAACGGTCCCAAGCGAGCAATTTGTGGTTCCGATCCCAACATTGCTTATTTCGATAACCGAATCGCGAAAAGTTGACGCCGGGCCATCATCTATATCCAAAAGAGAGCCGGTTGAAAACGATAACGTTACATCTTTTAAGGTAAAACGGCCACACTCCGAGCCAGTAAATAACGCGCCTGTGTTGGTGGTTGTGATCCTGGAAACTTCCTGAACCATATTAACGTGAGAATACGTGCCGCCACCGGAAATTGTATTATTTACCCCCAAAACAAAACGGTCAGAACCTATGTCGACATTGTTAGCACCGATGTAGTATTCAGTATTGTCAGCAAGTGTTCTGACGCCACCAACAGCCGCGGGGAAATCATCAGCAGAGTTAACCATAACCCTATTTAGCGGGACAACGTCGCTGCGGTCCAAGGAAACCGTGATCTGACCAGCAGTTGCGTCTGACACATCCATGTCAGAGCCGGCAACAATGCTCCGAAAAACCAGCGGCGTTGCGTTCGGATCATCAACAAGTTCGGCCCCTGTCGTGTCAAAACTGTAGCTTGATGATATTTCGACGCTGTTTTGTGCGTTGATCACTGCCGAAATACCGCTAGTGCCTACGATGCTCCTTATGCCGTTGATGGTGCCAGACACCTCAAGCACAGGCGCGCCTAACACGTCTCCAGTCTGGACAATAGATCCAGTAACACCGAGCTGAGAGATAAAATCAGAATAGGTTATCTTGGTGTTGGTGCTGCCAGAAACGAAATCCAGCGTATCAGTTGCCGCCAGCGTAGTGCCTGCGACAAAATCACTTTTTTTAGTGCCGATAGGTCGATTATTAGCCATTAGGTTTCATTCTCAACGCTGATGTATCCGCCAGTTTCGCCCAATACCGGGGTATCTGGGTCGGTGTAGAAACGGTCCGACCGACCAAGTGAGTCAGTATTGCCAGAGCCAACCGGGAGTGTTGACGGAAAATAACCTGGGCCAATTGATTGAATTGCGATTGCCCGCATTGCTGCCAACCCGTCATTAGCTTGCTGCACTAATAGCGGGTTTATCGGCGTCCCAGGCGCTGAATATTGCGGAAACAAAGAAAGCGCCAGGTTTTTTACCACCCCGTCGAGCGCCCCATCGTCAACCGTGATCGGATCGCCCAAATCAGTCACCGCCGTATAGCCTAGCGCGATTCCTTGCGCCGACAGCTTGGCCATTAGGCGATTGAGATAAGTAATAGCGTCCTGCGCCTCATCTGCCTGTATCGGGGCTTCCACCCCTTGGACAAGAATCTCTTGCAGCGCGCTTTTAATGATGCTTTCCGCCGTCTCAGCCATTATTCAGCCTTTTCAGTTGGTTTTTTAGGCGGGGCTTTTGCTGGCGTCTTTCGTTTGCGCTTCCAACCTAACGACTCGGCCCGAGCAATAGACGCCTGGGTATCGTTCGTTTCTATCTCTAAGCCGCTTTGCTTTATCCATATAATCATGTATCTACCCCAAAAAGTAGCCCCGGCAACCAGCACCGGGGCTTTTAGCTATGTACTAGACGACCCCGAATCTCTGCCTGATCGTGACTGGGAAAC